GAAATTGTCCACGTCACGGCACGGTCTGGCGATGTGATGACTATCCAGCGTGGACAGGAAGGAACCACCGCCAGAGCGTGGTCAGCTAACGACCTGGCTGCAAACATGATGACAGCCGGATCATTTGATGCGCTACTCCAGAAGCAAAGCAATCTTGGTGATCTGGAAAATCCAGCGACGGCGCGGGCCAACCTTGGTTTTGATGCCATGGGTATTGGGCTAACGGGGTTGGTTACTTTAGGCTCCTTAGACTGGCAACAGTTCGACTTTATTTCTGGCGGAATTTATCTGGTTAGCTCCAATAACGTAGTAAATATGCCATCCGGGATGTCATTCAGTTCTGGCACCGGGCTATATCTCCGGGTAGTAGGCAACGTAACTAATGGAGCACGTAACAGTGTTGAAGTTATCCCAGACACCTCATCGGATAGTAACTACCGGATTTATGAGGTTCTAACTGTTGGAAGTAAAGGTTCTCGCACGTTCAGAGTTCGACAGCTTTTCACCAGCGTTGACGTTATCCCAACAGCCAACATCGATGCACCTGGACGCCTTTTGGGGGCACCAAAGGTTTTAGTAACCTCAGGGTCATATACACCCGGAGCGAATGTTAAAGCTATCGTTGTCGAAATTGTCGGTGGTGGTGGGGGCGGTGGCGCGGCTTCTTCCTCTGCAAACTATAACGCGGCGGGTGGTGGTGGTGGTGGTGGTGGTTATGCAAAAAAATACATCCCTATCAGCAGCACCGCAGCGATTGCTTACACGGTAGGTCTGGGTGGGTCAGGGGCTGTTTATCCGGCTGTTTCTGGTCAGGCCGGTGGAGCAACTACGTTTGGCTCGGGATTTACTGCAACGGGAGGCATCGGAGGGAACTCCGCAACGTCAAACGCAGCCAGCACACTTGTCGGCATGGGTGGCGCTGGCGGGACGGCTTCAGGTGGCAATATTAACTCAACAGGCTCAGGCGGGCAGAATGGCGTATCAGCTTCCCCAACAGTTGCTGGCGGTTCGATGGGTGCTGGTTATGGCGGCGCATCAATGATTTCCGGATCCGGTGGGGCTGGCGGCGGTGGGGCTGGTGCAGCAACCACTACAGGAAACCAGAGCCTCCCTGGCTCGCGTGGTAATGACGGGATGATTATTATTTGGGAGCTTGCATAATGAGTAACGCTTACGCAGTTATTAAAGATGGCATTGTAATAAATATTGTCGTATGGGATGGCGAAACAGAATGGCAACCCGATGAAGGTTACGCTGTTAAAACTGACGGGTCTGTTGGAATTGGCTGGTTATATGATGGAGAGACTTTCACTCCACCGCCGGTGGCACCACCCTCACATGCACAACTTGTCGCTGCCGCTGAGCAGGAGAAGCAGTACAGGCTAACTGTGGCGAATAACCAGATAGCACCTTTACAGGATGCTGTTGATCTGGACATGGCTACTGAGCAGGAGGAGGCCGATCTGCTGGCATGGAAAAAATATCGTATCCAGGTCAACAGGGTTAATACTGACACTGCTCCTGACATTAACTGGCCAGTTAAACCTCAGTAACAGTTATTGATAGGCCGCTTCGTATTGATCTCCTTTTCGCTTAAAACTACTGTATGTGTATACAGTAATGGTAAGGAGGTCATT